TGATCGATGACACTCCAGAATTGCTTCCATTAGTACCTGCGCTAGTTCCTGTTCCACCAGCACCGCCAGCGCCCACAGTTATTGTGTACGCAGTTCCAATAACGACAGCAAGTCCTGTTGCGGTTAATAAACCACCAGCACCGCCACCTCCAGCAAAACTTCCACCGCCCCCCGCCCCGCCAGCCACGACAAGGTACTCCACCGTCTGTACAGGGTAGTTAATGCCGTTTAAACCGGCTGAGAGAATCCCGCCAACTTTACTAAGAGACATGATTTACCTTGCTTTCTTTCTTGCGGGCACGGGCAATAGCTCGGGCCTGTTTCATTTTGGCAAGCAATTCTGGGCTTCTATTCAAGGCTATTTGTTTCATCAGTTCACAGCTTTCAACAGATCGCTTTTGTCCTAAACGAGATTCACTCATTTTTAACTTAGTTTCTTCTGACAACTTTTTGCCCAACCTAATTTGACGCATTTTCTCCAAAGTTTCTGGAGAATGCTTGCGACCAAACATACCATTTTTCTCACCATAAATGCCAATTGCACCACGACCACCAGTACAGATGTTGTACCCATTTGGTTTGAGCGTGTTGTAGGCTTCAATGGCCTTGCGCTCCATCTCGTAGCAATACTCTTGCGTGGATGTCAGCAAAACATGAAGCGCAAACTTGTCACGCCCATATTTTTTCATGGCATTTTTAAGAATAGATTTTGTAGGCGTTACCGTACAAGCATGAGCAATCATCCGGTGATGTGGATTTTTGGTCACGCCTATGTACACCATGTCATTCACGGTGTTGGTAATCTTGTAAAGATGCGCTACGTCAGCCATAAAAAACTATGAGATCACCTCATAGCTAATTGTGTAAGTGATGCCGCTGGCTGTACCAGATGTAACAATAATTGAAGAGCCTTCCATCAAATAGATGGATGACGTTTTATCAACAACAATTAAAGAAGCATCAGGAGGAACAGACACCGTAGAGGCAACTGGGTAGGCCGTGCCGCCAGACGGGGCAGAACCTTGAGCTACCGCGCCATTAGTGTAGATAGCCACAGTTGTATCAACTGCTGAAGTGCCGTTCACATTAGCCGCAACGATCTGGTTGATCTTGAAGACCTGACCGCTAGAAGCAGCATTAGGAACCAAAACCACTGCGGTTGTTGCGCTGGGTGTTAGGTATGTTGTTGTGCCCGAAGCTGTGGTCGCGGCTAAGAGATTAGGATTTGCCATGTTAGCTCCTTAGAATCCAAAAATAAATGAAATCATTGTAGCTTTGGCTTGGGATACGCCAGAAGCTGCGGGTGCGGCTGATGTCCATGTTGTGCCGTTAGACACCAAAACATTACCGTTTGTGCTGGGTGCAACAAAAGTGGGTGTGGATGTTCCGTTACCCAGAATTACGTTGTTAGCCGTCAAGGTGGTTAGACCCGTACCGCCTTGGTCAACACCAAGAGTTCCAGTGGACACCAAGTTCTTACTAGCGTCTGTAAAGACAGGCTTACTTGCTGTTAGGCCAGAGTCCAGAATGTTTCCAACAGTCAGCTTAGTGCCGTCAAACGTCATGTTGGCAGAAGCACCAAAAGCGCCAGAGTTGTTAAACTGAACCTGCGTGTCAGAGCCAGCAGCAGAGCCACCGCCCACATTAACAAAGTCAGAGCCATTCCAAGCAATGATTGCCCGTGTGCCAGCCGCTACAGTTACGCCCGTTGTAGGAGTTGAAGGGCCACCACGAACCGTGACCGCAAAACCGCCTGTCGTATCGTTGATGACAACGTAGGTCTTAGACTGCTTTGGAGTATTGATGAAGCGCAGTGCTGTACGTGCGCCTGTACACAGTAGAACCGCGTACTGAGAGCTATTGGCTGTTAGACCTGTACTTGAATCACTACCTACTGTAACCGCCAAGTTAATGTCTGTATCAACCGTAATTGTCTGTGTGCCAGCAACGGCAACGTCCACAATCTGGGAGATCGCATTGTTAACCGTATTACCCCAGCTACCGGATAGAGTTCCTTGTACTGGGAGGGTTAGTCCAATTAGCGATGTATTTGCCATTTATTGCTCCTACTGAGTAGAAATTACTGTCCAACCGGGCGATTCCGTTGTATCAACAGCACCCCAGCCCGGTGTTTGCGGATTGCTGATATTTTGCCATGTAACGCCTTGTGTGTCATCAATAATTTCCCACAAGAATCGTCCACCATTTGTTTCTGTTATAGCCATCGTTTCCGTCTGGCTAACTTGGTAGTTTGCACCACCACCATTTATATCCGTGATTGCCGCAGACTCAGTTAAAAATTCTGTGTAAAACGTTCCTACAGTCGTTCCTTCTTCAATAGCCATCGACTCATTGATGGTCATAATCAGCACAGCCACCTGTGCTTCTGCTATTGCAATCGACTCCGATATATCACCTAAGAATGTAGCAACTGCCTCTTCTACACTCACAATCCCAACTGAATCCGACACGCTCTCGTTGTAACTTGTCTGCGCGGCTTCGTCATCTGTAATCGTCTGGCTATCTGATACGCTGACGTTGTAGCTTGTAATTGCCTCGTTTGTCTCAGCAATAGCCACAGTTTCCGTTACAGACCCTGCAAAGTTAGCAACAACAGACTGGTCTTCAGCAATAGCCGCAGATTCAGATACTGCCACATTCATCGTCAGAACTACAGTCTGAACATCCTGAATGCCCGCCGTACCACCCCACGAATCAGCACCCCAAGCGTCTTGACCCCAAGACGTACCACCGGTCAACGACTCGGTAATACTTACATCAATCAATAACCCAGCAGCTTGGGATTCGGCTAATGCGGTAGTTTCAGTAACGCTGACAGGGAAAGTCTCTCCCCCGCCCCATGCGTTATCACCCCATGCGCCGTCACCCCAAGCTAACGCCATATCAAGTCAATGTTAATGTGTACGTTACCGCAATCGTGTCACCGTTAACAACAGCCTTAGAACTAGAGAAATCACCAGCAGAGAACAATGTGCCAGTGGTTGAATCTTTAGTTGCGCTACCGCCAATGTTGATAAAGCAACCCGCCACAGTACCTGTGCTGGTCATAGAGAATGACACGGCAGAAGACGTAGCCTTGCTAGAAGCCGCAGCAGAAGCAAAAGATGGTGTAGGACGGTTGCCAGAATAAGCAGGAGCGTTAGTGCCACCCACTTCCAACCAGCCTGCGTGGGATGCTTGCGTATCAGCTACGTTAGCCGAACCCACACCCTTTAGACCCATCACAACTGCGCCAGCGGCTGAGTTGCCAAGGATAGTATCCAAGGTCAAGTTCTTACCAACAGTCGTTACCAAGTTCTGAATAGGTTCGTCCCACTTAATAAAACCATCTACGCTATAACAAATAGCATGGTATGTACCGTGGATAGCCATTTCATCAGTAGGCGTGGTGTTGTATTTTGTGATTGCGGCTACTTGGTCGGTAGCGGTCATTTTGTCCAAGCTCATGTGAGACTCCTTAATTAGAAGAACGGATCAATGCTGCTGTGGCTGTGTTAGCAGGCATTGTGATGGTGAAATTTGTAGAGGTCTTGTCAGAACCAAAGTCCAACACAGCTATGGATTTGTTACCCTGAGTTACGTTGTAGATCAAAGCACAACGAGCCGTAACCGATGCGTTAAACACCACATCAGCAAAGTCCACATAAGCCGTATACCCAGACGAGTTGATGGTTACGCCCGTAAGCGTTACACCACCAGCCACGTATCCACCACCTGTGACTTCACTAGATGTCGTGTAAATAGTTGTGGCTTCGTTTAAATCGGCATTAGCCGTATACAGAGCAATCTTTAATGTATCTGTAGATAGATTGTGGACGGCTGTGTATAGCTCTGTTTTAAAGCTGGTCGTCTGGGTTTGGAGAATACTCATGCCAAGTCCCCAACCATGATGTTTGACTTACGTCTGTTTTCACTCATAGGAATTACCCGTAAGTTCCAAGGCGTATGCAAGCCAGAGGCTTTTTTGCCACGCAAGGGAATAATGTGGTCAACTTCCCAAGGGGTGCTAAACATCTTTGTACGTAATTGTGCGAGGTCATACGCTTCCTGAATCATCCACAACAGATCAGGATTATGCGTTACAAAACTTGGTGTAGCCTGTGTTTTGGATGCGTACCGTCTAGCAGTCCTTGCATTGACAGACGCTTTATTGCGTTTAGCCCAAGCATTGCATTTCTCGTTATGCTTGTCCCTGTTATTTGCAACCCACGCATTAGCCCGTGCAATTACGGCATCTTTGTTCTGGTCGTAGTACTGTTTAGTTCTTGCAATAGCACATACCTTACACGTACTTGTGCATCCGTCTTTTTTAGACGCATCTTTATGAAAATCAACCAAAGATTTTTCTTGTTTGCAGGCGCTGCATTGTTTCATATCAAGACACCGCCACTCGTATTTGACCGTCGCGGTATGCGTCAGCCCGCTGTTTTCCGTCGCCAAGATTTTTAAGCAAAGCAATTGCTTGTACATAACGCTCCTGATAGAGCTTGTACATACCATCTTCGGGTGCACTTTTCATATACGTACCAGCTTCGCTTAACGTTCCATATAACAAAGCTGAATCAAAATTGTCGCCTAACCATGACGTATTAGCAGTGACAATAGACTCGGGGATATAGAAGTAGTGCAGTTC